CGATCACGTTCCTTATCCGACATGTCGGGATTCTTAGCGTATTCCCTACGCATGTGTTTGGCCAGAAACTTGTCCTGTGCCGGGCTACCTATTTCGGTTTCCGTTCTTTTAGAGCTTGTTTTGCGCTGGGCGAAACTTTGCTTTTCTTTTTCGCTCATCTCACCAACAGTTTTCGGCGTATCTTTCGAGACACGTTTACTGGGCCTACAAGCAGGATAGCCTTTGCGCTTTTCTCCCTTTTTGCGACCGCATGGCTTACCGGTTTTTACATCAACCCACTTTTCTTTAAACCAACGCTCAAGAGACATGACTACCCCTTCCGGTAGCCGCCGCCACGCTT